GAACTCACTTTTTGACGGGGGCGGAGTGAATAACCCCACGATCTGTGGGAAGTGAAAACGGACAAACAGCGGGCACAAAAAACCCCGCTCGGGGCGGGGTTCGGTTAGTGGTTCGGCTGCGGGCTAACTTTCGGCGCGGGCCCGCTCGGCTTCGATCATTTCCGCCAGTAGCTTTTGGGCTTGCTGGTATTGCTCGTCGGCTTCATCCGCTCGGCCTGCCATCGCCAGCACCCCCATAAACTGCAAATGAAACTGCACTTGCTCCAACTGGGTGCCGCTCATGACTCGCGCCCCCGTACCGGTACGCGGATCACATCGGACGGATCATCGAAGAATCCCCACCGCGCAAGTGTGTCCCCAGTGGATCGGAGCTTACCGTTCGCGGCGCGGTAAATCAGCGGCGCGGCGTTGCGTGTTTTCTGAACCACATACTCCGCGCCATCAATGGGCGTAAAGTCTCCCAAGCGCTTCACACAACGCCACAAAACCATGTCACCGTGTATCTGGTCCAAAGGTGCAATTTTGATCATGTCATTCTCCCAAAGTGTCACCGCGTCATTGCGGCCCGTTGAGGGTATCGCATACCGCGCCCAAAAAAAAGCCCGCCATGTGGCGGGCTGGTTTCGGTAGCGGGCGCGTTAATCGAAACGCGCAACCTTGGCGGCTTCGCTCCCGCGCTCGCGTATCGCCGTGATCCCGTACTGATAGACGAAACACTCAAAGGCCTGCCCGCCCATGGTCACCGCGTAGGCAAACCGGACAAGCGGCGACATGTCCGGATCATCCGCGTATTGGGACCGGTAAACCCCGTCCGCGTCGAGATCACCCCCGAGCGGATATTGGAACCCGCCGAACTGATAAACGTTGTCCATTGCATCCGCTATGGCGTCGAGATTCACGCCGTCAGGGTTTTCAGTTTCGGCAGTGATACAGGCCTCCGCGAAAAAGTCGGGAATGATCCCGCAAGCCTCTAAAAGCTGGGCGGGTTGAACGCGGTTCAGATCCGCGTCACCAGCAGGATTTAAAACCCGATCAAGTATCAACTCAGACGGGCGGACAACTAGCGTTTTGGTTTCCATGTCAATCTCCCAAAGTGTGCGGCGAAATTGCCGCCCGACATTTATCGCATATCACGCGGACCCGATCAAGTCGGGATTATCAATAACAAAGCCGGACCGATCACGGGCCGCCGATCCCTTGGGGGTTAGCGCCACAATTTGGCCGCCCGCGAATGCGTTCGCGATGTCGTCGCGATCCCCATCGATAACAGGCCGCCCGCGAAACGCTCGGGGGAACCCGCCGCGGAAAACTACCGCCACGGGGGCACCGGTCAGGAATGCCCGCCGGTTTTGGTTTCGGTACTGGGGCCGCCCGCTATAGCTGAATATCAGCCGGTAATTTTCTGGGGTGTTTTGAAGCCGCGCCGCCTGTTTGGTGTAGTCAACAAACAACAAACGCGGAAAAGCTTGGGGAATGCCAAGCCGCTCCCATGCCACATCCGACAACACGTTAAGCCGGACCGCGCCCCGCTCGCCGGATCGCTCGCACACCCGTTCAAAGTTAAGCAGCTCTCGCCGCAATTGATCCAGAAAGCCGGACCGGTCAGTGTGGAAAAATTCGGCCTTGTCTTGGCGGGCATTTCGCACACTGGTAAACCGCCCGCGCCCCTGCTCCGCTAAACACTCCGCCATGCATCCGGCGGCTTTCGATCCCGGGCATAAAACCGGATCAGGATAGAGCGATAGCCCAGCGTACCGAAACGGGGCCGCCGCGCCGGTCTTTTTCAACTTGGGGTTTGATCCCCGCGTGTCCAATAGTTTCACAACAATCTCCCAAAGTGTCGCCGCCAATCGCGGCCCGATCACTATCGCATACCGCGCAGACAAAAAAAAGCCCGCCAATGTGGCGGGCTATCGGATCGGGTGCGGGCTATCCCGCTACCGAAATGGTCACCGGCTCATCTGTGGCGCGGGCCCGCTCGGTCACAATGCGCAATTTCAAGGCGCGGACCGCGACATGAATAAACCGCTCCAGATCATCAATTTCCCAACCGCCGCCGTGGATCAGATCCGCGATTTTTTCCGCGTTCAAATCGGGGGTGCATTCGTTGCGGATGTACAGATCCAGCGCAGTCCATTCGCTGTGAAGATCTGCGGGGTCAATAGAATTATCTTCCAGAAAGGCGGGGGCTTCCCAAACGCTAATAGATAGCTCGGAGGGCTCGACTTCGTAATCTTGCAAATAAACGTTAAGGGTTGCCATTACTCGCCACCCCCGTTAAACGATTCAGTCCAAGATACAAACACCGCCCGCGCTTCGTTGCGGTTCAGATCAAAATTGTCCTGAAGCCAACGCGGAGCGCCAAACATATTCATGACGCCTGACTCTCGGAGCGCGTCCAGACTGCTGAAATAATCGGAATGTAATGCCCCAGAGGCGAGGCGCTTTTCTGTTGTGGTTTCCATGAAACTTTCTCCCAAAGTGTGCGGCAGAATTACCGCACTGGGGAATGTATCGCATACCACAGAAAAAGAAAACCCCCCGCAGGGCGAACCATACGGGGGGCACTTTGGGGAACAGGCTACTCGTCTAATTCAAAAATATTGAAGTGGACCCCGTAGGAATTGGGCGATTCCTGATCTTCGTCCCAAACATATTCCTCGGAAACCCGTTGTTGAGCATCCTCGGGGCTATCCGCCTCTAAATAGAATACGTTAGTCTGGACCACTTCAACGCGATAGGCCGCCATCTCAAGCCGCCATCGCTACGCGTTGCCAATCGGAGCGCGGCAGGTCCAGAACGCGCCCGCCCAGCTTCTGCCAATCGTCAACCGTGTCGGGGTCCGCCTGATGCGCTACCGCCGTCACCGCGTTCACCATGGTGGCGCGGGTTACCGGCTGACCGGCATAACCCGCTTGCCCGATAGTGGCGAGCAGGCCGTCCATCAAACTGGCGGTATCCTTTTTGGTGAGCGCCAGCACCTTGCCCATGGCCTCGACAGCAGACTGCGGCGAGCCCTCGACTTTATCGTCATGCGCAGCTTTCATTTTTTCCAGTACTTCATCAAACGCCTCGCGGCTGGCGTAGGCCCTTGTCACATCCCGCATCTGAAGCGCCAGCGCATGGTTATCCGCATCTTTAGCTTCATCAGTCAGCAGGCCCCAAGTATCCGCATCGCCACGCGCCCCAGTGATATGGGATTTGCGGGTCCGCTTCTCGGTCTGCATTCCGTTAAGGCAGGCCAGCGTCCAGAACATTTGAAACACGTTAACGCTACCGCAACCGACTTCGCTGTTACTCATGCCAATACCCAGCGCCATGATGTCGCCAACCGCCGCGCCCTCGCCCGTGATCACTTCTGACTTGAGTCGGAGGTACAAGCGCTTGTCAGTCACCTGACCGTTAACCACTTTCCACTGGGCATCGCTTTCCAGCAGTTCAGGCAGTGCGGACTGCAACAGGTGAACGTTATCGAACGTTTTGAATTTGTCGCTAACAAATGCGCGGGCAGTGCCTGCTCGGTCAGAATGCTGAAACGAACGGATCATCCGCACCGCCGGTTCTTTCTGCCAGATAGCGTTGATCAGGCCATCGAATTCAGCAGAGTAATCCTGCTGAAGGCGGCGGGCAGTCCGAACGTCGATACCGGCCCGCTGGCTGATCTGATCAAACGCCACATCATTGGCGGCAAGGATCTGAGTCGGTGCCCCGCCAGACTGCTCCATGATGATTTGGCTGACCTTGCTACCGTCACCCCGATCACCGGTCATCAGTTGAAGCTGGTTAGTCGGTGCCAGAAAATCCTGCGATCTGGCGGCTTGATCCTGCACCTGTTGAAGCAAGCGGGTCAGGGTGTTATCTGAATTTTCAATTGTGTGTTGCATGATACATCTCCCAAAGTAGGCGGCGGATTGCCGCACCCGAACTATCGCATACCTGCGGTAGGGCGGCAAGTCCTCTTTTTAAACTTTCTCCAATCGGAATAAGGTCTCCAATCGGAATAAGGGGCGCTCGGCGTAGTCACTACGCCAGTAACGAGCGCCGACTCGCGCCGGATCAACGTCTGGGTGTTCTCGACAATACGCCCGTATTGCGTCATGCGAAGTGCGAGCTTTATGTGTCCAGAACTTGTCCCCCACCGTCGGCCTGCCGTCGATCATAATCTGCCAGATAACAAGGAAATCGCGAACCCACATAATCTATTCCCCCATCCCTTCGCTGGATTCCAGCGTCCAACAGCTATCCCCGTCATACTCGCGAACGTCCACAATTTCCATTTGATCACAGTTCGGGTAATACCAATCATCCTCGACCCGTTCGTCAGCACCGATTCTGGCGTTGTACATATCCATCACGCGCTGATTAAAAACACGCTCGGCAATCTTTATCGCTTCTTCTTCCGATGACGCCAAAATGTCTATTTTGGTGTCCATCGAAACCCAGCCGTGGATCTGGTAATGGTCTCGCGTTTCAATCGCAGGCCACATCTCAACGTCCGCCAGTGCCGCCGCCACTTCGTCGGCGCGGCTGTCCGGCTGTTCATCTTCCCTCGCCCCGCAATCAGGGCACTCAAACTTTGATTGGTCTGCACCCGTTTTTTGTTTGGGGCGAATGTAATTATCTTCGCATTCGCAATCCCAGTAATCAGGATTGGTGACGGTGGCAGGGTCCTGCCCGTGTTCTAGTGTTGTCATGTTCACTCTCCCAAAGTGATGCGGTGGATTCCGCAGGGGGAGAGTATCGCATACGCGGGCCAAAAAAAACCCCGCCGAAGCGGGGTCATGTTTAGCTGATGAAAATCTTAGCTGTTTTACCGCAATCTTGCCCCATGGACCAGACAGAATCGTCGTAGAAGTAGCTGTACGTGCTGTCGTTTAGTAGCACTCGGAATCGGCCTGATTCAGCAGATCCCTCCAGTTCGGCTTCCACCGAAACTTGAGGCTCAAAATGTTCGCGAACCCCAAACCTACCATCTTCGCTTTTTACTGTGGTGTAGGAAACACATACGGTTTGACCTATCAGTTGACCCAAAGCAGCAGTCACTGCCTCTTGGCCATCCCGCTCAGTGTTAAGTAAAAACGGTGCAGTAAAAGTTTTCATTGCTTTTCTCCCAAAGTGAAAATGATGTTTTTGAGAAGTTGCCATCCGATAGCGGACTCGCGTCTCGGTGCTAGGCCAGCGCTGTTAAAGAACATCGAAGTCGCTTGGACTTGATGCGCATATTATAACATTCGGTATTTTTTAAAATTTCAAAAACAGGCCAAATCGGGGCGATTTGAAAAGGCGGGGTCAATAACGGTGCGGGTTTGTGGGACGCGAAAAAAAAGCTTGACAAGAAAAACCCCGCCGGAGCGGGGTCAGTGTGCAACGCTGTCTACAATGGCACAGGCGTTCAATAATTCTTCGTCGGACAGGCTGTCTACCAACTGCTGAATGGCGGCCCTCAAAACCTCGGCAGGGATGTCTTCGGGATCAGACAGGCCGCACTCAATATCAAAGCCCAGATCAAACGCATGAGTAATCATGGGCTACGCGCCAACAGGCTAACGATCCTGTCGCCCTCTTCCGTAATCGGAGCGGGCCTTCCAACATAATCATCAAACAGCCAAACGAAATGACCCCTCGGGTCCATGCCCTTCTCACAGCAGGCGTCTACCCAGCCCTGCGGCAAGGCGTGGTCATAGTTCAATCCAGAATACCGCTGTTCCGCTGCTTCACCTCTAGTCATTTTTACTCTCCTCGATTTGTCGAAAAACCCGTGAAACGGATCGTTCTGCGGATACCGGAAGTACGCTTTTTGTTTTTCTTCGTAGTCCGGCACCTTCAACCGTTTTTCCAGCCACCCCAGAATAAAAAACACTCATGCTTCTCCCCAGTGGTCCGGCGTAAACTTTTCCAGATGGTTTAACTGCCAACACAAATCCGCTTTATCTACTAACGTAATCCAGTTGACGAAAGGCACTCCATCCTCGTGGACATTGAACATATTTCGCGCAAAGTCTCGGGCGCTTTTCTCCGTCTCAAACCACCGGACCTTTTCACCAGACTCCACGGTCCACAACTCACACAACATACTCATACACATCTCCCAATCTGTGCGGGCACCATTGCCCACCCACAGTATATGCGATGCATCGTTTACGCGGCAAGTGTTTTAAAGAAGGCGGCCCAATCCACAGGCGTGGGGAAGAAGGCCGTAGGTTCAGAATCCAATCCATCTAGGCGCAGATCAATCACGCAATCCCCACGGTACAGGGACACACCAGCGGGGTGCTTGACTGCTATCCAGCAACTGCCGTGGGCGTGTTTAGTAGCGAACGCCACCTGATGAGGTGAAATGCGGACAGAATTATTTTGCGTGGTCTTTAACTCCACCAGATGCCAATTGCCGTCGCTGTCCAAAATTAAAACGTCAGGCACCCCCTGCGTAGCACGAGACTCCAATCGCGTGGCACTCCAATCGGGGTGATGTGTTTTCATGGCCTGTTTCATGGCCTGCCAAAAGCTGGCTTCGCGTGGGCGTTTCGCCTTAACCGGCGTGTCCAGAATGTCAGCCATCTATGTCTGCCAAACGCTCTTTTGCTTTTTGGCGATTGCCCGCATCTGAGGGGTCGGCATCATGGGTAATCGGAGCGTAGACCTGCTTGAGTTCTTCCAGAGCTTTCAAGACTTCTTCTTTGCTCATCTGCTCAATCGTACCGTGACGGATCTCAGTCTTGTTGACGTAGATGTCTCCTTGCGCCTGACCCCGCCGATACTCAGCCTGTACTGCGGCAGAGAACGCGCCGTTCTCTAGCGCTGCATCCCGGATGACTTGAAGATCTCGCAGGTGGCGTTGGTATTCCACGCCGTACTTTTGATCAAGCTCCTGTCGATATTCTCGGATCGCACGGCAAACGTGCGGGCTAATCTTGGGGTTGGTTAATTCAGAGGCTCGGACATGGGCAGACCGTTCGGGATAGCCTGCGTTGATTGCCGCTTCCCGCATGGTGATCTGTCCATCTTTTGACACGAGTTCTCGGACAAAAAGCTCTTGCTTTCGGGTCAAGCGCTTTTCAGCCAGCGGGGGTCGGTTTCGCTTCTGGCGCTTGGCTTCAGGAAGAGATGCCGCCTTAGTGTCCAGCACCTTGGCATAACGGCTTTTCTGCTTAGGCATGGATGGCCCCTATATGTGAGTAAGTCAGCATAACCATACCTTAATTTTGCCCTCCCTATATATATTTTCCAGAAAAATAAAAATAATTTTTTTCAAAACTGAAAAACCTCAATAGCAATAGCTTGATTAACAAACTCTGCACATAGTGGTGTATACCCGTGTAACCAACTGTAACCAACAAAACCCAGTGTTTATGCGGCTTTCAGGCCATGGTTACGCGGTTACGCCAGTTACGCCTATTTTTAATTTATTTTTTTATTTTTTATTTCTCTGGGAAAACACTATATAGATAGCGAAATTAAGACCGTGGCCCGTGGTCCGTGCCTGCTGTCTCGCGACATGGGGCTCGTGGACCACGGACCGCGGATCAGGGTCAAAGGATCAAGAGGAACAGTACGCCGAGGATGACGCTTATCCCGGCTACGGCGATAGCCGCAGCGAGAAGCAGTTCACCTATTCGGTTACTCACCTGCCGCGTCCTTGGTCTTTTGTTGTTTCACGAGGGCTTGTATGTCCTCGGGAAGGCTGTCGAGGTCGAGGATACGGTAGCCAGCGGAGCTATAGCAGTCCACGCGGCCATCGTCCCTGAGAACCAAGGTGCTGTTCATGACTTCCACCGAGCCATCCTCTTTGTCCTTCATGCACCCTCCGGGATGGTTCCGGTGGAGAAGACGTTCATGTCGTCGATCTGAGCGATGAGGTTAGCGAGTTCCTTCTTATGTTTTTTGGTGCGGATAGACAGGGAACATTTTTCGCAGATATCGTGAAAGACTTCATCCCGGCTGAATCCTAGCTGGAGCAGCTTAACGATGCGGTCTTGGGGCTTGCCGTACTGATAGTCCGACGCCATAAATGGAACGTCGTTAGTTGTTTCTGGTTTCATGATTAATTCCCAAAGTAGTTAAAAGAGTGTTCCACGTGGAACACCCCATAGTATCGCATACCCTGGGATTTAAATCAAGCGGGAGATCTAAGCGTCAGGTTAGCTATGACAACCAGCCGGTTAGGGTCGCCCGCCTCGGGGCTGTCATTGAAGTGGAACCGTCGGCCATCAAAAAGGATGGCTTTGCCTTCTTCCGGGGTAATGGAATCTTCAATGGTGGCTTCTTCCAGTGTCATTCTTTCGGGAGGAATTTGGTCAGTCGGCCACTGCCACGTGCCGTTGTTGTCGTCAGTCAAGTCCTCACAGATGTGCGTTGCTCCGCTGGTAGTGTTGAGATAAAGAATCATGACAAGATGAGGGACCGGTAAATCTATATGGGGAAGTGCCGCAGGCTTGCCGTGCTTTTGCGGCGTAAAATTGATGGCGGACCGGTAGATAGTGTCTATCGCCATGCCGTTTTGCTGCAAAATCTCGTTAAACGCCATATAAACCAAGCCCGTTAATTTAGCGTCTTCCGGTGGAGTTCCTTCATAGGCCTTAAACCGTATGTCACCGCCCTCTTTAATACCCTCTAAGCGTCTATGTTGTTGTGGTGCAGTTAGCACGTACCTCCAATCGGGGTCGGTCATGTTCGGAGGAACAGTATGTTCTATATGAGTAGGATCGTGCATTTTGTAGACTTCGCCGGGTGCGCGTTCTTTTAGCTCCAACCACCGCCC